TTTTCTGATATCTCTAGAAACAGTCATGACTCGGTTCAAGACTCTTGTGAATCGGCTGGGACTGTTGGCGTTGGGATTGAGCAGCCTAGGTTGGTTACGCCGACTGGGGCGTTTGGTTCTTACTCGTCTTTGGTGGGGGCTTGGAGTAAGACGCATCTAGGCCGCACGTTGTTTCCGTGGCAAATGAATGCGCTCGATGGTGCTTTGGAGCATGATGAGGCTGGGAACTTTATTTCGAGCACTGCTTTGATCAGTACTGGGCGACAGAACGGCAAGACGACAATGCTTTCTGCTTTGGTGGGTTTTTGCTTGACTGAACTTCCGCGTATCTGGGGGCGACCAGTTCGGATTATGTCAACGGCTCATGAACTGGGTTTGGCAACCGAAGTCTTTGAGGACTTGCGCGAAGTTTTCGAACTGCTTGAAGAGTCTGGACTAGCAAAAGTAACGTGGGCTTACGGCAGGCATCAAGTCAAGATGCTCGATGGGTCTGTTTATAAAGTCAACAGCGCCACAGGTAAAAAGCATGGTGGCACTTGGGACATTCTGATTGTTGACGAACTGTGGGCAATCACTGAGGCCACATATTTTGGAGCGTTGAAGCCATCACAGATTGCTGTGCCATCTCCGCTGGCGTTTCTTGTCTCAACTGCTGGCGATGAATCGTCACGGGCATTTCTAAAATTGCGCGAGCAAGCCTTGGGCGTCATTGACTCTGGCGAGCGTTCTGATTTATTCATGGCTGAATGGTCTTTGCCAACTGGCGTGTCGCCTGACGACCCTCAATACTGGGGCTACGCCAACCCAGCCCTTGGGCGCACCATCACAATGAAGGGACTGGAAAGCGCGGCTGCTGCACCTGATCGTTCGCAGTACCTTCGAGCGCATTGCAACCTTTGGGTCGCTGCTGCTAACTCGTGGATAAATCCGGGTGAATGGGCGAAGCGTTATACCACAAACCAAGACCTAGTTGGTGGCAATACTGTTTTGGCTGTGGACAGTTCTGTGGATGACTCAAAATATGTTGGCATTCTTTGTGGCTTAAACAGTGACGGCGACATTGTTGCCAGCGTTGCTTTTACTTGCGAAACCAACCGCCAAATGTGGAAACACATCGAGCGTCTAATGGAGGACGACCCAAAACTGAAATTGGCTATTACCCCAACCCTTGACCTTCACACGCCAGAGCCCTTAATCCGTCGGCGCTCTCTTTGGGGCTACGCCGAAATGATTAAGTACACAGGGCTAGTCAAATCCATGATTACTGAGGGCAGGTTGTTGCACACTGGCGAAGAGATGCTGGCAGAACACGTCAATAGGGCAACCCTCGTCAAAGCGAACGGAGCCGTCGTTTTGTCAAGCCAGAAAAGTCCGGGGCCCATCGAATGCGCTCGTTGTCTAGTTGCGGCTGCTTCGCTGGTGTCTCGCCCAACGCAATCTGGTCGAGCAATGATGGGTTCAGCAAGGTAGTTGCAAATGCAACTTGTTTGTGTAAGACTCCGCCCGTGGGATTCTTCGCTCCGAAAGTTACAACGGCACAGATCAGTTCGCCACCCGTAAAGGCAGCCGCTGGCGCTGGCGCTGCACAAATCAACGACTTCCTTGCTTATACCACAGGCGCAGCCGAACAACGTGCATTGCAGAACCCAACCGTGTCACGCTCGAAAGACCTTTTGGCTTCCATGATTGGCTGCCTAGAGATGCGCCACTACTCAAAGCAGTGGACAGGCGAGCGCTACGAAGAAATCTATTTGCCATTAGAGCCTTGGATGGAACAGCCAGACCCGAAGGTCACGCGCAACTTCTTCTACTCAAATATCTTCAGTGACTTGTTCTTCTATGGCCGCGCTTTTGCTTTTGTAACTTCGCGCTACTCCACAGGCTTGCCAGCAAGTTTTACTTGGCTACCAGCCGCCATGATTACAACACCAAACCAAACAGGCCCACAATGGTTCGGCCCTTCTGATGTGATTCAATTCAACGGCATAGAAATTGGCGACAGCAATGACGTCATCCAGTTCCTTTCTCCCATTCAAGGACTGCTCTACCAAGGCGCTCGCGCACTGTCAATCGCTACTCACTTAGATCAGGCAGCAGACAGATATGCAACGCTCGAAACCGTGCCGGGATATTTGCAGCAGAAAGGCGGAGAGACTCTCGACTCAGACAGCCTCAGCGAAATTGCTGCTGCATGGTCACAGATGCGACGCCAAAACGCTATTGGTGCGCTTAACGATTATGTCGAGTTCAAAGAGTTCAAAGTTTCTCCAGCAGAAGTTGTTGCTGAACAGCGCAAGTACCAGTCACTCGAAATCGCTCGTGTCTCTAACATTCCTGCCTATCTTGTTTCTGCTCCGCAAGAAGGTTCGGGCCTTACCTACACAAACGTGCAGGACTCAAACCGCCAGTTGTATTTGTACGGCGCAAAACCATTCATTGAATGCATCCAGCAAACACTTTCGGCCTCAAATGTTTTGCCAAGAAATCGCTATGTTAAATACGACATTGAGAATTATCTAGAAGAAGAAATGCACGACGTCATGGTTGAACCAGTCGTTGATGTATCAGAAGAAAGCCAATCATGATTCACTTCGTTAATGTCCCCATTACTCTCGACGCTTCAGCAGGCGAAGATGCCCCCAAGACCATCACTGGTATTGCAGTCCCTTGGGCTCCAGTATCGGCAACCGTTATGGACGGCACCAAAGTTTCCTTCGCTCGTGGCGCTTTTGATCTAGACATGAAAGCCCCCAAGTTGCTTGAAAATCACGACATGAGCCAACTTCGTGGCGTCGTGTCATCACTCGCTGATATGCCAGAAGGTTTAGGATTCACGGCCACCTTCGCAAAAACGGGCGCAGCCGCTGACGCCATTGAACTCGTAAAAGCAGGCGCTTACGACTCAGTGAGCGTTGGCGCTGTACCTACAAAGTTCAAGTACGACAAGAACGGCGTCATGGTCGTTTCAAAGGCTGATCTCGTAGAGATTTCGCTAGTCGCACAACCAGCATTCAAGGATGCTGTCATCACAGAAATCGCTGCATCAGAACCAGAAGAAGATGCAACCGAACCCACCCCAACAGATTCCGAGGAGGAACCAGAAGTGGCAACACAAGAAAACCCAGTGGTTGAGGTCGAGGCTTCAATCATTCCTACAACACCCATCTACGCAACCGCACGACGCGAAGTAAAACTTCCAACTGCTGTTGAGTATCTTTCAGCAGCAATCTCAGGTGGCGACCAATGGCGCGGAATGAGCGATGCACTTCGCGCAGCCGCACCCGACATCGTTACCACCGATACACCGGGCCTTTTGCCAACACCAATCATTTCACCTGTTTACAACAACTTTATTGGTCGTCGCCCAGTAGTTGATGCAATCGGCGTACGCGCACTTCCTACTGGTGGCAAAGTGTTTATCCGTCCTGAAGTAACTACGCACACAACCATTGGTGCTTCAATTGCTGAACAGTCACCATCGCAAGGAACTCTCGTTGTATTTAACAACCAAGTCACCAAGCAAATTTTTGGTGGATATGTGAATATCAGCGAAGCCGATATTGACTGGAGTGATCCCGCTATCTTGTCAGTCGTTCTTGACGACATGGGCCGTATCTACGCCAACGCAACAGACAACTACGCAGCCGACCAATTGGCTGCTGGTGCAACAGTCACTCAGAACTTCACTGGTGCGGACACGGACGAACCAGCCTCTTGGGCAGCATGGGTATCTGGCGCAGCACAGACCATTCTTTCATCGTCAAACGGCAACCTGCCAACTCACATGTTTGTTGACCCAGAAATCTGGGGAGACTTGCTGTCACTTACAGACTCAAGCAAGCGTCCATTGTTCCCACAGGTTGGCCCTATGAACGCATACGGCAACCTTGCACCGGGACAATACAACGGCAACGCTTTTGGCTTGCAGGTTGTTGTTGACCGTAACTTTGCAGCGAACACGCTTATCATGGGTGACGCTTCGGGTTACGAACTGTTCGAGCAACAGAAGGGCGCAATCAGCATTGACTCACCATCTACGCTCTCACGCACTCTGGCCTTCAGAGGGTATTTTGCAGCATTGATGATTGACTCAAGCAAGTTCGTCAAGGCTGCTTTCGTCTGATAAAGACGAACTAGAAAGACTGCAAGACCATGGCTGTATTTAATCTCGCTTTTCATGCGCGACTAGACAACTATGCCATCTTGCAGACTTTTGTTGACACAGATATTCAACCGCAAGACTCGGTAGTTGTAGCAGGGGCATCACATGGTTTCAACGCCACGGCCACTGTCATCTCTACCGAGCCTTACGAGTTCATCGGCGTTTCTGATGAGGGCGACCTGCTCTTTGACTATGACGTCATCATGGAAAACCAGTTCATCTATGTAAACGCTGGAGACAACTTCGAGCGTTCCGTTGCTACTGGCACAGTCACTTTCACCCCTACTTGCTCGTGGATTACCTCAGCCGATGTCACCAGTTGGCTAGGCATCGAAGTCGCTACCGCTAATGACACCGCATTCATCGCTGTATGCGTCTCAGCGGCTAACTCTTGGGCGTTCCGCAAGCGTAGAGAGGCTGGTTACACAGACAGCCTTACAACGGCTCCAGACGGCGCAGCCAAACTCGGCACAATCATGTATGCAGCCACCCAATATCGCTCCCGTGGCGCTGTTGACGGCTACGCCTCATTTGACTCAATGGGTATGGGAACACCAACCATGTCCCTTGGTCAGATTATGCAACTGCTTGGCTGTGGAAGGCCACAGGTCGCCTAATGGCTGCAACAGGGATTCTTGCTGAAGCAGTTAACGCAACCAAGACTGCGCTCACCGCGCTGGGCTTAAAACCTGTCACTGACCCACGCAACGCACGACCACTGTCAGTGATGATTGAATTGCCAACGCTCGATGCCTTCACATACAACGTGGGCGACATTCGACTAGTCATTCGTGTTCTTGCTGGGCCTCCGGGAAACCAAGACTCAGGTGATTACCTAATGACAACAGTGGACACAATCATGAACTCACCAATCGCCATAGTGGACGGAAGGCCATCTATCGCTTCATACGGCGAACAGATGCTTCCTTGCTATGACATGACCGTTGCCGTAGCAGTACGGCGCAACTAGAAAAAGGAGCCACCAATGGCAACAACAACATTCCTATCCAACGCAACTATTAACATCA